GAAGGTCCCTTATGAATCGAATGTAGAGCAGGGAGATATCTTTCTCATTGAGGGAAAGCAGTATAAGGTTGTCCAGAAAGATTTGAAGGATGACAGACAGCCCTTGTCATGGTTACTGTCCCTTGCTTTATCTATGGTTGAGTTCAGGATGAAAAAGGAGAACTGACGGTGGCGAATGTAAGGATTGAAAATATGGCCGCAGAGATCATGAGGGAGATGGAGAAGTATGGAGAGGCGGTTGCGGATGATGTAAAAGCGGCAGCGAAAAAGATTGGAAAGGAAACGGCGAAGGAATTGCAGGGAACGTCCCCGAAAGACAGCGGGAAATATGCAAAAGGGTGGACATCGACAGTGCAAAGTGAAAAGGCAAATAGTATTGATATTGTGGTTCATGATAAAAAATATCAGATCACGCATCTTTTGGAAAAGGGACATCAGAACCGGAACGGAGGACGTACTCCGGCTATCGTACATATTGCGCCGGCAGAAGAGGCGGCCGCAGAGAAGTTTGAAAGGGAGATTGAGCGGATACTATGACACAAGGACAGATCGAACAGATGCTGGATAACATGGAGATACCATATAAATATCATCATTTTACACAAAAGGAGATGGCGGGCGTCAACCTCCCTGTTATGGTCTGGCTCGTGCCCGGTACCTCAAATTTTTTCGCAGACGGGCAGACTTATCAGAAGATCAGGAAGCTGGATATTGAACTCTATACGGATGAAAAGGACTGGGCGCTGGAGGAAAGGCTTGAGAACATTCTGACAGAGCATGGAATTGCCTGGGAGCAGACAGCTTCGGAGTGGATAGAGTCAGAGAAGATGTGGGAATCACTTTATGAAATGGAGGTCTAGAACATGAAAGTGGAAGAAAATAAGGTCAAATATAATATTAAGAACGTACATGCGGCCAAACAGACAGAGACGATAGGAGAAAACGGGACAGAATATAGCTATGAGAATCCCAGAAGGATTCCGGGAGCGGTAAGCATCAGCCTGGATGCGGAAGGAGAAATCTCTAAATTTCACGCTGATGGGATCGCGTATTTTGTGACCAGCGCAAATAATGGATATTCCGGAGATCTGGAGATGGCGCTGATACCAAGCTGGTTCCGGAAAGAGATCCTGAATGAGACACAGGATGCAAACGGAGTATTGGTGGAAAATGCGAATCAAAATACCAACAAATTCGCGCTTCTTTTTGAATTTGACGGGGATGTAAGAGCGATTCGCAGATGTATGTATAACTGTACCTGTACCAGACCGTCTATTGAATCGGAAACAAAAGAAGATACTATAGAGCCGGGAACGGAGAAATTAAGTATTACCAGCAGCCCGCGTGAAGACGGACTGGTGAAAGCGCAGACGGGGCCGGATACGGCTGCAGAAACTTATGCAAACTGGTATAAGACTGTATATATCCCGCCTGTATCAGAAGATGCGGCAGAGGGAACGGGATCAGAGGAAACAACGCCGGAAGAGACGGTGTCAGAGAAAATGTCACTGGAGAAAACGGCAGAATAAGCATGGCAGGGAGGACGACAAATGTCACTTAGAAAAACGGTTACAATTGACGGAAAAGAGGTTGCATTCAAGGCATCAGCAGCGGTGCCAAGGATCTACCGCCTGAAGTTTCACAGGGATCTGTTTATAGATCTGCAGAAAGTAGCAAAGTCTGTAGAGGCAAAAGGCAAAAAGAAGGAAAAACAGGACAGTGAGATCCCGCTGGAGGATTTGGAGCTGTTTGAGAATATAGCCTATGTGATGGCGCAGCACGCGGATCCGAAGGGTGTTCCTGCAGATATCATGGAATGGCTGGAAGAATTTGATACGTTTTCCATCTATCAGATCCTTCCGACGATCCTGGAATTATGGAAATTGAATGAACTGACACAAAGCCAGGCAAAAAAAAATCAAAACCGATTAGCAGGGAATTAAATACCCCGCTTTTTTTATTGCGTTGCTGTCAGGTTGGTATCTCTATCCGGGATCTGGAATTACTCACGGTAGGAATGGTGATGGATATGTTTACAGAGCAGCAGAATGATTCCTATAAATATCCGCGCATGGCGACGCAGGATGATTTCGATAAATTTTAGGGGGATAAAAGGGCATGGCGGGAAGAAACATAAGGGGTATCACCGTAGAGATCGGAGGCGATACTTCCGGCCTGCAAAAAGCGCTTAGCGACATAAACGGAAAGATCAAGAGCACGCAGGCACAGCTTAAGGATGTTGACCGCCTGTTAAAGCTGGACCCGACGAATACCGTGTTGGTAGCACAGAAGCAGGAACTTCTGAGGAATGCGATTGCGCAGACAGGCGAGAAGCTGGAATCTCTTGAAGCGGCACAGGAAGATGTGAACGCCGCAATGGAAGCCGGAAAGATCGGAAGAGAGCAGTACATGGCTTTCCAGCGCGAAGTGGAAGAAACCAGAGCGGCGATGAACCGTTATAAGGCTGAGCTGGACGGTATGGATGCAGCTCAGGAACAGCTTGCGTCCAATGTAAACAGATTAAACAGACTGTTTGAACTGACAGGTACAAACGTGGATGATTATGCGGATGTATTAGGAAGCAGGCTTGTAGCGGCAATCAAGAATGGATCGGCAACTTCCGACCAGTTAAGGACAGCGATTGAAAGGGTGGGAAGATCCGCGGTAGGCGGGAGGGCTGATATCCAGCAGTTAAACGAAGCCCTGGACGCGGTGGATGACGGCCAGGCGCTCCGCAATCTGCAGCATGAACTGGAAGAGACCGGGAATCAGGCAGACAGTACAGCGGGGAATCTGGAGTCAATGGGACAGACCTTGACGGGCGGAGTTTTGATGGAAGCGGCAGATCAGCTTTCGGTGGTCGGGGATAAGATTTCGGAGCTTGGAGAAAAAGCGATGGACGCCTTTACAGAAACGCAGGACGCGACTGTAAAGGCGTCTGCCTATTTCGGAGAAACCGGAGCCGCGGCAGAGCAAACGGCCGGAATTATTCAGGATGTCTATGCGGAAGGCGTGGGAGATTCCATGGATGCCGTCTCGGATGCGGTGATTACCGTTAAAAAGAATATCAAAGATCTGGATGAGACGGAACTGACGCATCTGACAGAGCAGGCGATTACGCTGGATGAGCTTTATGGGATTGACATGAATGAAACGCTCAGAGGTGTCAATGCGCTGATGCAGCAGTATGGAATGACGGCCCAGGAGGCGATGGACTATATCGTAAAAGGGACTCAGAATGGTCTGGATAAGACCAATGAGCTGGGGGATAACTTGTCTGAGTATTCCGGGAAATTTGCACAGGCCGGATATTCTGCGCAGGAATATTTCCAGTTGCTGCAGAATGGTTTGGAGGGCGGCGCTTACAACCTGGACAAGGTCAATGACGCGATCAATGAGGTAACGACAAGGCTGGCAGATGGTACGATCGCCGATTCGATGTCACAGATCAATGAGAAGACCGGGAAACTGGAAGCTGGTACAGGCGGATGGGGACAGGAGGTAGAAGACGTCTTCCGGCAGTGGCAGCAAGGCGGGGCGACGCAGAAACAGGTGATCGACGCAATTGTGGCGGATATCCGGAATACAGAGAGCCAGCAGGATAAGCTGAATAAGGCTGCGCTTGCCTTCGGTACGATGGCCGAGGATGGAAATGCGAAATTTATCGAGTCCTTGACATCGGTTGGAAATGCTTATGATGAAGTATCCGGATCTGCGGAAGGGATGTTTGATTCCTCTACAACAGAATCCCAGAAATTTGAAGCAAGCTTAAGGCTTCTTGAGCAGAGCCTTGTCCCGTTGGGTGAATCCATCATGAGCCTTGCCAATGAGATCATCCCGCCGCTGGCAAAAGGGATACAGGCAGTCGGGGAGTTCTTTGGAAACCTTCCAGAACCGGTGCAGAATTTTGTTGTGATATTAGGGGCGCTGATTACGGCCTTTACTGCCTTGGCGCCTGTAATCGCTGCTGTTGTAACGGTTGTTACAACGCTCGGCGTGGCAACTCTGGGACCGATCATCGGGATCATAGCAGGTGTAGCTGCGGCGGTCACGGCGATCATAGCAGTCATAAAGAACTGGGGCAGTGTTACTGAGTGGTTTGGGGATCTGTGGCAGGCAGTAAAAGAGAAGTGCTCAGCCATATGGAATGATATCTGTGCCTTTTTTACAGAAACCATACCGGCCGCATGGGATAGCCTGGCCACAAAGTTGGAAGGGATCCCGGCCTGGTGGTCGGGGATCTGGCAGCAGGTAGGGGATTTCTTTGAAGGTATATGGACCAGTATCTGCGGATTCTTCACGGAAACCATACCGGCCGCATGGCAGAGCGTAGTTGCGTGGTTTGAGGGGATTCCGGCCTGGTGGACAGGAGTCTGGCAGCAGGTAGGAGATTTCTTTGAAGGCATATGGAGCGGTATCTGCGGATTCTTTACGGAAACCATACCGGCCGCATGGCAGAGCGTAGTTGCGTGGTTTGAGGGGATTCCGGCCTGGTGGTCGGGGATCTGGCAGCCGGTACATGATTTTTTTATTAATATATGGAGTACGATTTCACAAAATCCGGTTATTTCTACGATCGTAACCACGATCATCGCATTATGGAATAACGCTGTCACAACGCTGCAGAATATCTGGGAGAACATGAAAACAATAGCCGGTGCCGCATGGGAATTGATGAAAAATGTTATCCTGGGTCCTGTATTGCTTTTGATTGACCTGGTGACCGGTGATTTCGAACAACTGAAGGATGACACGCAGAATATCTGGGAGAATATCAAGAATGCGGCGGTTACCATCTGGACGGCATTAAAGGATCTGGTTTCGAATGTGGTAAAGGGATGGACTGAGCATATGGTTACCCTTTCCACAGGGCTGAAAGATACGCTGCGAAATATCTGGGAAATGACGAAACAAGCGGCGGTTCAGACATGGGAGAACATCAAGAGTTTTGTAGTGAATACAGCGCAGAATTTGAAAGAATCGGTGATTCAGGCCGTCACAAATCTGAAGACATCCATTGCCCAGGCGTGGGAGAATATCAAGTCAACGACATCCCATACGTGGGAGAATATCAAGAGTTTTGTAGTGAATACGGCGCAGAATTTGAAAGAATCGGCGATTCAGGCAGTTACAAATCTGAAGACATCTATTGCCCAG